TGAACAAACTGACGAGATCATCGATGCTGGTACAACGGTTGTCAAAGGCGCCGTGTTGCACATTGCCCAACGCGGCAAAGCAGCTGACGGCAGCGGCGGTCCAATCCTTGCTGCCTTTAATTCGGCGACAACGGATGCAGATGCATTGGCGGCAGATGGTACTTATACGGCCACGGCTCGTACATTGTATTTCAACACGCTTTTGACTAATGTATCTGTCACCACAGCCGGAACGGCAGTGTGGATTGTGGAATACATGCATATTGATGCTGGCGACACTGAAGGGGCCTGATTAAACCTTTAAAGTTTGCTAATACATTAAACCTCGCCCTTTACGGGGCGGGGTTTTCTTTTGGAGACCAAACCTTAAAAATGTCGATCTGCCAAATTTTTTTCGCTTACAATTTCTGAGATTTTCGTTTTCAACATTTTAAAACTACTTATTTACAAGGAGAAACACTATGAACCCTCGTAGAAGATTAATGTGGAGAATGAAGGCGCGCGCCGCCAATGAAGCAGTTATAGTTGCTACAACTGTTGAGGACACAACCCCAATATTAGAAGAAGTAGCACAAAAGGTTGTGGAAGAGATTGCTGTCGAAACCGCAGCACCTGTTACATCTAAGAAAACTACCAAGAAAAGAAGCACACGAAAAACAGCCACCACTAAGAAAAAATAACAAATTTATTGGTTATTTAAAACGAAGCTCAACATATGGTTGAGCTTTGTATTTATGAAACTATTTATTTAGTAGGAGGGCCCACGTGTGCCGACTAACTTAGATCCATCATCAACCCAAAGTTCGATAATACTGACTTCCACAGGAAGCACCGATTTAGTAACTGGATCGCTGCCGTTTGGAATTTATACGGCATCAGCAGAATTTATTAGTGGCGCCAGTGCGCAAGTTGCGTATGTTTACAAAAAGTTAGGCGGAGATGTTGTAGATATTGAGCTTACTCCATCTAACGTATATTCAGCCTATGAAGAGGCTGTTCTAGAATATTCATATATAATAAACCTTCATCAAGGCAAAAATGTTCTATCAAGTGTCCTAGGCGCCACAACAGGGACGTTTGATCACAAGGGAGAACGCCTTACCGGTCCATCGAGCGCCAGCCTATCATATCCGAGGTTCCAAGCAGGTTATAGTAAGAAAGTCGGTGACACAATGATGACCATGCAAGGCCTTGGTGGTACTCTTCCGCAATATTCGGCATCATTTAAGCCAACAACCAACAAACAAGATTATGATTTACAAGAGATCATCGAAACTGCGTCTTCGACCGGCTTGGACGACTCTAATAAAGCGGTCCCATTTTCCGGTCTGGTTGGCACCAAGAGGGTCATAGTAACGAAGGTATTCTACATTACACCTCGCGCAGTTTGGAGATTTTATGGTTATTATGGAGGAATTGGCGCCGTCGGCAATATGTCTACGTATGGCCAGTTCGCAGACGACTCGACATTTGAGATAGTTCCAGTATGGCAAAACAAATTGCAGTCAATGATGTACGAAGACTCAATTTATACGAGAACGTCTAACTTTTCATATGAAATTATAGATAACAAGCTGCGCCTTTACCCAGATCCGGGTTATTGGGACTTCTCTGAAGTTGACCGCATGTGGGTAAGGTTTCACATTGACGATCAAAACCCATGGGAAGAGAATTCTGGATACACAGACGGTACCCAAGGTATAAATAATTTAAATACAGTGCCTTTTGACAATATTCCATATACAAATATAAACTCAATAGGCAAACAGTGGATTCGAAAATATGCGCTAGCGTTATGTAAAGAGATGTTGGCTCAAATTCGAGGCAAATTCACCCAAATCCCGATTCCGGGCGAAAGTGTGACATTGAATCACTCAGAATTGCTAGCCCAAGCAAAAGAAGAGCAAACCGCGCTTAAAGATAAACTTACGGAGATGCTCAAGGAGGTTGAATATAAGGAGTTGGTTAAATACGATTCAGAAACAGCTGAGGCCACAGCAACCGTATTTAAGGCATCGCCATTACCAATTTTTGTAGGATAATAAGAAATGTCTAATGAATGGAGCAAACCAGCAACCCCGCCACCACCGCTATTTTTTGGCAAGAAAGAGCGAGATCTCGTAAAGCAAGTCAATGATGAACTTATTGAAAAAGTCATCGGACAGCAGATTCTTTATTATCCCATAGACATGGAAACAACAGATTTCCATGATATGTATGGCGAAGCTATAGAAAAGACATATCTACCCCCTGTTAGGGTTTTTGCGCTGGTTGAGTTTACGGAATTAGCAACGGAATACATGGCCGGAGCAGGAATAGACAAAAGTTGGGAAATTAATGTGCATTTTCATAAAAGAAGATTAGAAGAGGATCAAAACATGTTTGTTCGTGAAGGAGACTTTGTTTTGTATGGAGATTATTATTACGAGATAGTTAAATTGAGCGAAGACACAAAACTTTTTGGTCAAGTTCATCACGGTTTTGAGATTTCTGCGAGATGCAGACGAGCAAGGAAGGGACTATTCGATGCTACCTAATAATTTTGATTTTGCAATGCTGCCACGTGGCGCTAAATCTGGTACCTTACAAGAATTAGGGATATTAGCCTCCGATATTGAGAATATAGATTATTCTATAGTTTCATGGCTAAAAGAGAATATAAAACTAAGATCGAACACCAACGAAGGAATTATGAATGTCCCAGTTTTGTGGCAGACACCAGAACGCGCATATCAAATTAAAAACGACAAAACTCTTCGTGATGATGGTGGCGCATTGAAAATGCCGCTTTTGAGTATTGAAAGGACCGGCATTACCAAGGACCCAACAAAAAAGGGTGGCTACCAGGCTCACACATATTCAGATAAACACAATGGGCGTTCGGGAAGAATGGTTGTGGCCAAACGAATAGTTCCTGATAAAACAAGAAATTTTGCTGTTGTTAGCAATATTAGAAACAGCCCAAAAGGTGCCGAAGGTCCGCCTTGGTACCCAAGAGTCAATAGCAAGTACGTTATTCAATATCTTTCTATTCCAATTCCAATATATGTGAACGCTGAATATAAAATATCAATTAAAAGCGAATATCAACAACAGATGAACGATTTATTAACACCATTTATGGTGCGCACCGGCCAGATTAACTCTTTTATTTTAAGACGAAATGGGCACATGTATGAAGCTTTTATTAATAAAGATTTCAGTCATAATAATAATGTTAATGACTTAGGTGAAGATTCGCGTATGTTTACAACTGAGTTTACAATTAGAATATTAGGCTATCTGATAGGAGAAGGCCCTAACGATGATCGCCGATTAGTAAGAATCGATGAAAATGCAGTGGTAATAACATATCCAAGCGAATCGCTCGTAGATGCATTCCCCGGAGATAGTACTGCCACATAGACAATAGGGGCAGTTTATTCGCAAAAAAAAACACTTCCGGAAACATTTGCCCGTTTGTTGATATAGTTCCGGATTTTTAGAGACTTTTGAATTCCGAAATACTATTTAAAGATGATCGCAGGGATAATTTGGTCTATAAATTAATAGAACCCCAGCAAACATAAGGAACCAAAAAAAATGGGCATAAGCAGCTTTAAATTCATGAGCCGGGACAGCGCGCCGGGCGTTCAAGTTATTGAAACAGACAATTCTCAGATGCCGGCAGCAGCAGATGCCATAGGCGCTGTAATGATCGGCCGAGCTAGCAAAGGGCCGGCCATGGTACCAATTAAAGTAAAGTCATGGGAACAATTTGTTTCTAATTTTGGAGACACGGTTCCTGGTTTCAGGGGTGGTGATGTTTACCGCTTGGGAAACAGCGGCCAGTCACCGATGTATGGTACTTATGCAGCCAAAGCGTATCTAAAGGCCAACATAGCCCCGCTAACATATATTAGACTTTTGGGAGAAGAGTACGGCGGCGAGAAAGAATCTGGAGACGACCCGCAGGCTGGTTGGAAAACTGACAACCTATTAACTGCAAATGAAGGCACGCGCGGCGGCGCCATTGGTCTTTGGGTAGCTCCTTCGGCCTCATTCGATGCGGAGACAATCGAATTCGCATTTACAGGCTCCAACTCCTTCCGGTTAGCTGCCGTATGGTACTTGGATGGCGGTTCAATTTCTCTTAGAGGACGTCTTTTTGGAACATCTAGCGCCACAGACCCCGCCGATATAACCGGATCCGCCACTTTGATTAACTCTGATGACAATGGTAGGTTTAAGGTTGTCATCAGTGGCTCGAACGGCCGCGGCGAAACGATTGCCTTTAACTTTGATGATACCAGCGAAGATTTTGTTAGAAAGAAGTTTAACACCAACCCACAATTGAGGGTTGACGGCAACTTCTATTCTACTACATCTGAAAGAGATTATTGGTTAGGAGAGACTTACGAGCAGGAGCTAAGA